AAAAGCTCTGTCACTTGACTCTTGGTCAAATATTTCAGCATGCTCGTTCTCATAACGAGTATACTCCATTCCGAACAAGGCGTTAAGGCCTGGTTCTAGTTCTTTCGCCAGTTGGGCTCTATTAATAGCCATATTACTCTCCTATACGCCTTTTACGAGCTACCAGTTGTACCAGTACCACCATTCAGTTCGTGGTTGTTAATCTTTACAACAAAGATCGAGTTGTTCGCTGTCGCGTCATTACTCGGAGTGTCATAAAAATCAATCAACTTCACCTGAAGTGCAGCCGTAGTATTTTTGGAACTCGAATCAATTTCAACACCTGATATACCCGTAGTGGTGCTACCAGATCCGAAAACTAGATTACAGTTTTCATTTAAATTTGCAGCTACTAGATTTGTTGCTGCTGAATCTTGCTGACAGATAAATAACTGATGAGGATCATCAGCTACAAATGCTATCGCATCAGATGCAGCCGTTCCGTTAGGGAACGTATTATTAAATCTAGGCTTTGATGTACTTGGGTCTGTGTAAAAACATCCCATAAATACTCCTCTTATAGCGTCGCCAGCTGTTGCTACAACGACTGTTCCGTCGTTTGCTTGTTTAACTGGATCACCAGTAAATATGCCACTTGCTCCGCTTGCTATAGAGTATTTAGTAGTACCTGTTGTTCCGCCTGGGGCAGAACCAACTTTAGCTATTGGTCTTAAACCAAACGCTTGGTCTATGTTAGCCATAGTAGTCTCCTAAATTATTTCAGAGACAATCATCTTACTAATTAAGACTTCTTGCCCCCAAATGTTACTCTGCTCTGCCTATCTTGTGAGATTGGCATCGCGGGGTGCTCGTCTTTGTGTAGGTCTTCTTCAATGGCCTTTGTCTTGTCGTTAGTAAGATTACGGAAGTATTCGTCCCGATCTTCTTTTACTTCGACTGGACATCTCATCAAAAGAAGCCCTCCTGTACCTATCACGCCTTTGTACTTTCCATCTTCGATAGCTGGTAAATCCATTCTATCGGGATACTCATCTGATCTTACAAGTTCGTATCCACTTCGTAATCTACCGATGACGTTTTTCTCATCCTGTTGACCACGATACTCGGATCGTACCCACCTGTGGTGAAAACCTTCTGGTGGTTCTGGTGCGTCAAGGTTTGATGGAGGAACCCATCCCCTCTTTCGAGTCACCTTTTCACGGGTTTCTTGTTTGCGTGTTAGATTTTTAATTCCTTTAGTAGTCATTTACGCCTCCTTCACGTGTTTTGCGTACTCTTCAAGTGGCACACCAAGTTTTTTAGCGATCGCTACTTGTGATGGTGTGAGCTTCACAGTGCGGCGTCCAGTGGACGATGTTCTTGCTGCAGACCCAACTTTTTGAGTTGGTCTAGTTTGATTTCCTTGTTGAGGAAAGTTTCTTGCAATTCGTTTATCTATCTCAGTATAATACTCATCTGTCGATGCGTCAAATCCTTCTTCAACCAATTCCTCATGTAATCCCATAGCAGCATACGTCATTACCTTGTTTTTACCAAACCATGAATTCCTAGAAGCCCATTCAGTTGCTTTTGGATCTGGTTCTGGAACAGGTTGTTGAGTTTGTTGATTACTTTGTTGAACGTTTTGCTGTAGTATTTCAGGCATAGGTTCGCCTTGAAACTCCTGACCTTTTGTTCTTTCACGTTTTTGTTTAGAAACATTTACACGTTCTTTTTCTATAGCTAACCTTGCTATTTCTTGTTGAGCTTCTACTTGCTTATTAACGTCACCTGCCTGCATAGCAGCTTCCATTGCTCTTTTAGCAAAAGCTTCTTGTGTAACTAACTTGTCTTCAATATTTTTTATAGCGTGCTCATCTTTCTGTGCACCAAGATTAACAGCTTGTTTATATTTATCGTTTACGTTTTTAGCATATTCAATAGCAGCTTGTTCACGTCTTTCAGCTTCACGCATTTTTCGTGTCAGTTTATCTATACGACGTTTAACTGAAGCAGAATAATCCTCTAATTCTTCTTCTTTACCTTTTTTAGGTTCTTCTACTATAGGAGCTTCTTCAACTTGAACTTCAGGTTGATTAGGCTGAGCCTGCTCTTTATTGTTTTCTTCTTCTTTTACTTCTATCTCGACAGGATCGCCCGAAGTATCTATCGGTACCATCTTATCTTGCTCTGATTGCACTTGTGGTTGCATAGACTTCTCCATGTTTATAATATGTTAGCTGGCAATATATCTCTTGGATCCTCAATGACAGCCAGTATTTCATCGTCATTAATAATCCTTAACTCACCACCGTCTATTCTAATTCTAGATCCTGCATAGCGAGTAATTAATACCCAGTCGTCCGTTTTACACCATGGACCAGTGGGAAACTTGTCTTTGTCTTTGTAAGCATCGGGTCCCACTTTTAAAACTTTACAAATATTAGTTGTAATTTGAGACTCTGCAACGGTTTCATCAGTTAATATTATACCTGACTTTGTTTTACTATCTAATTTAAGTGGGAATAATACAATCCTATACCCCGTAGGATTAGGTACTTTTTCTATCTCTTTCTTCTGTTTTTCAACAGCCTTGCCATCCCATACATGTTTTGGCACAATTAATTTACTCATCTTCTAGCTCCGTTTTCTTAAGCAGGTCCGTGAGTTCCTGTTCAGCTTCTTTTAGACCGTTATACCTACCAATCATGTATCGATATGTATCCCAATCTTTTACACCTGTAGCTATAGCCTCTTTTATGACCTCTTGTCTAGCTTTTAGTTCGTTTTTGTAATATGAAAAAAAATTTTCTATCCGCATGACTTCATAAGATCAGCTAATTTTTTACAACGATTTGGCGTTTGTTTATTCCATCTGGAGTCAAGCATTTCGTAACTTGCCCCTATAAAATTAGCTTCCTGCAGGGCTTTCCACATATTCTTAAACTTAGATACCCCTGATTGTCCAAGTTGAAAGCACATCTCCGATAAGACGTGTTGAGCTGTTTCTGGTAAATCTTCAATACCGTTTTGCGACATTAATTGTTTAGCTTGAGCTATAGCTCTGCTTAAATCTTTATCAAATACTGTTTGTAATTCTTCTTCGGTGTATTCTTTATCAGCAACAAAATTATCTGCTGGGACAACCTTATGACCCCACCCGATAGTGTCGAACCCTTCGGTATCTTGATATATTTTGTTTCTAAAACCTTCACTTAATTTTACCGAATCTGATAGTTCTTCGTAACTCATGCTTTTCCTTTCGCTTTTCTAATTGCTTCTTTGCCTTTTTTGGCAATCGCAGCTTGTTTATTTTTTCCTTGAACTTTAGCTCTTTGTTCTACCACAGTCAATATTTGTATTTTTCTAGCAAAAGGTTTTTTAATTTTTTTAACTTTCGCCACAGTCCGCTTGGCATCAGCAGGAGTAGCATACTTAATAGAAACAGTATCACGTGGATTTTCGTCAGTATAGAGACGTCTTCCACTACCTTTTGGCTTCTTTCCTGTTCCTTTTAGCGGATCTTTTCTTTTTTTCGACACTTTTGATTACTCCTTTATTTTTAGAAGCATAGAAAACAGCTTTAGCATCTTTGCCATAAGTCTTCTCCATTGACTTCATTATTTTTTTACCTTTCTTATTTAAAGGCATTATTTCTTTTTGAACATTCCTATTGCGCTAGATCCTGCCTTGATGCCGAAGCTCGCAGAAATCGCTATATATAACAAATTGTGATAATACGACGGTAAATCTTGCAGTGCGATAAACCCTTGATGAACATGTTCTTGTAAGGGCGTGAATACTAAAACGGCTGGAAGTAGTAGAACAATTAATGCTACTTCATCTTTCCAGCTGCCTTTCATTTGATCAACTGCACTTTGTTCCCATGCAACTTTACCAGCTATCTGGTCTTCTTTAAGTTTTTGAGTTGCTTTTATGGTTGTAAGTTTTAACTCTTGTTTCGCTTTCTTAGTTTCTACAAAACCCTTGACGCCATCTGCGACGACGCCAAGTAAAGGTTTAGCCAATAATTGCCACATAAAATTTTAGATTGCTCCTATGATAACTATTACGATCAACGCTACAATAGCTGCTTTGATCCAATCTTTCATTTTCCAATCGGACCATTCTTTCAAATGTGCCCATAGATCTTTTAGTAAGTTCATACAAACCTCCTTTTTAATTTTCGGATTATACTACTTTACACCTTTAAATGGAACTTTTTTAATCTGCATGTTGCTAGTTTGTCCTTTAGGTCCAGCTCCTTTATTCTTTCTCACAACAAAAGGAGAGAAAGTTATTGCAGCATCAGATGCCACAACAGAATTTGGAAAAGGGTTTTTACTAGGAACTTGAGTCATCTTTGTGTTTTTAAACTTCATGATCTTGCCTTTCCATAACCACGTTGAGCCAGTCTACCCGCTAGACCGCCGTTTTTTAAACCTTGTTTTTTTAAACCATTTATAGCTTCATCTACACCGCCACCCATAGCTTTTTTAATTACACCGCGGCCCATTAGAATATCTTTTTGTGTTATTTTACCGTCGCCACTTAAATCAGGAAATTTTTTCTTAGCCATAATTATTAATGTATAGTCGGTTTTATAAGATTTATCAAGTCTTTACCATTGTGATCCATGATCTCGTTGTATTCTTGTAAAGACAAATTATTTTGGTACAACATCTTAGCTGCACCCATCATTGCACCAGCTAAAAGCACTTGATCTTCTGAGCTTTGTGTACTTTTGTCGGAAAAAGCCATCAATTCTACAAAATATTCTTGTAATTTTTCTACTGGTTTCATAATTTTAATTTTTTTGTTTAGATAGATTAACATTTGCACGTAATTGTGCAATATCTTCTTGTGAATCTATTTTAGCTTCCGTTAATTCTTCATTTTGAGCCAATTTTGCTGCATCCATGGCAACTTTTGCTTCATCTGCAGCGGCTTTTCGCTGTAAATCTTGTGCTTTTAGATTAATTTCTTGCTGTTTTAGCTCAATTAGTGGGTCTTGACCTTGTTCGCCCATCATTTGCTGTTCTTCAGTGACCATTTGTTCAGTCATTTGTACAACTCTTTCAGCAATTTTAGATTCTAATAGCTCTTGCATCTCGTTTTGTTGCTCTGGAGGTATTTCACCACCAGCTCTTGCTTGCATTTCTTCTAATTCTTTTTGCATTTCTTGTTCTACCTCTTCTCTTGCCTGTAAAGCAACATGCTCTGCTATGTGAGATTGTAAAATCATCATAGTTTGTGGATTTGTTTTTACTAAAGCACTAGAAAAGAAAGCTCTATGAGCATCAATGTGTGCATTGTGATTTTGTTTTCTAAAAGCTGTTAATGCTCCACCTGATAAAGCAGTAGCATTTTCTTGACCAGGATCCAAAGGTTGTGGACCTGAAGGTGGGGGTAGTATTGCTTCAATGTTTTGAACACCCATTGCCGAATACATTCTTCTAAAGGCCTCGTACATGTTGTGCATTTCTGGTGCAGCTTGTGCCAATTGTAATTGTGTCTGTGCCAAAGTAATTCTTTGTGACATAGAAAATATAGTTGGATCAGATACAGGTATAATATCTATTCTTTCATCAAAGTCAGAAGCTTTTAAAGTTTGTAAATCCCCTTGAACTTCGTAAGGATACACAGGAGGTAAAGATTGTGAGAATATTCTAGCTAATAATTTAAACTCTATTCTTTGTGCATAGTGCATTCTCTTGTGAATAGCAGACATGACACGCATGCCTCTTTCCATAAGAGCCATGGTAGTTCCAACAGGAGCACCAGCGTTTGCGGCGTCTCCTAATTTTTGATCTGCTACTGTTGCAAATTCTTTACCAGCTTGAACACAAAAACCTAATAATTGAAATAAAGTTGGATCAGCACCTTTGTAAGGCAGTGGT